AATAGTTCCACCTGTTCTTTTCAGAAGCAAACTAAAATTCTTCAATAAGATGACCGAGGGCAATGCTGGAGACGGTGGCGGACATCGGGCGGGATGGTGGACTGTCTGGATTGGGGAGTCGGGGCGCGGCAAGACGACGACGGGATATTCTCTTGGCTGTGATGCTGTAGAGCAACAGCACCGAGTGACATTTATCTCAAAGGAGAATCAACAGCAAGTTGCCTCACGACTCTTGCTTGGATTGACTCATTTAACACTCAACGAGGTCAATTCTGGAGTCTGTAGGGCGCAACCAGCAATGCTAGATGAACATGGAAGTCCAATTACCATCTACGATTCCACTGGAAATGCTATTGGCGCATGGCACGATGAGAAAGTTCGCCAATTCATCTATCAGGGGTGGGTTGAGGCGTTAGATGCTTATGGGAGAGTCTACAGTTGGAAATATTTCAATCAGATACGGAATGTGATTTCGTGGGACGACCCTGACCTATTGATTATTGACTATATTGGCCCAGAGGACATGGACTCCAAGAGGGATTTGAAGTATGCCCTCGGCGCATTCTCGGCAGACTGCGAGGAAATGGCACATACCACAAAGAAGAGTCTGCATGGCAATTTCCAGATGAGCAATGCTGAGGCGATGGCATACCAGAAGAATCCTCGCCATATTGTTCCTGGCCCATACGGGAGTGGCGCGGTAAGACATTCGGCAGACCAATCATTCCAGACTCGTATTTCCGATGTGCCAGAAAGACAGCATTATCTCAAGACCAAATGCCGGGCGGGTGGATTGGTGGAGGAATACGAGGCATTCTATGATAAGTCAAGATGGATTTATGCTGACTTGCCAGAAAGATTGCCATTGTAATTCCCGAAGAAACCGAGAATATGAACGGGTGGAAAAGCGTTGACATTAGGTCTCCCGTACTCACTGAAGATGCAAACCGATGTGTCGTTTGTGGTGAGGAGCCAAAACTATTCGGTGAATTCGGGAAGAAGTGTGCCGAGAAATTTGAGATTTTTGATGAGATGGCATACAAATTGTCATATCCAGTCATTCTCAAGATTGGATATGCCTTGCTTGACACGCTTGGCGATAAGATTCGGAATTATGAATCAAGGCCCGTTGAGAAGTGGGAACAATTACACGCAATTTCAATCGCTCCCCTTCTCGGATTTGTGCCAACGACAAAGTTTATGTACTTCCACAGACTCATGAATTCGGTCAAAGACATTGAGGGCGATATAGTTGAATGTGGCGTCGGATGGGGCGAATCATTACTCCATATATCTGCTATTACTAGCGTTGAGCAACCCACTAGGCGACTCTGGGGAATTGATTCTTTTGAGGGATGGCCTGCACCAACAAAAGAGGATGATAGCCCTCGTGCAACTGTCAAGGGCGACACCTATTCCGAAGAAAGAATGGGTGTGAGTCCACTAAGGATGTTACGAGATACATTCGGCTGGTTCGGTATTCCAAAGGCATGGATGGCTACTCATGTTACACTCATTCAGGGGTGGTTTGATAAATGTCTCGGACTCTATACGGGAGACAAGATTGCACTACTCCATTTAGACTGTGATCTACATGATAGTTACAAATTGTGCCTTGAGGCATTCTATCCGAAAGTTTCAGCTGGTGGCGTAATAGCCGTTGACGAATATGCAAATAGTTTCGAGAATTATTATTTTCCGGGAGCACGTAAGGCGATAGATGAATACATGGCAGACAAGTATGTTCGCAGAATGCGTGATCCATTCAACGGGAAATACTATTTTGTGAAAGAGGCATAAGCGTGGAAGAAGAGAATAAGAATTGGGAAACAGTATTTTGCTGGTGTTCTTCCGGGATGGAATGGGCATGGGATTATTATGGCACTTGCAGAAGATGTGATGGAACCAGAATATTGTATAGAAATATACAAACCGGACGTTTAGCAAAGCACATTGGAGTTGTATATATTGACGTGTTACCGCCGGTTGAATTAGATATGAATAACAACAATCTTGATTTGTGAAAGAGGCACAACAATGAACATGCATCGCTGGAGAGACGAACTTAAGCGGGTTGATGATGAGTGGGAAGAGATTTATAAGGGCAAGCCTAACGGAGAGGATTATGCAGAACTCCTTGAAATTGTGAAATTGGAGGAGTTTGCAGAACAGGGGTGGAATCGCGCAAGAACAGCAGAACAAAGTGGGATTAACATAGACAAACAGGCACGAGGCAAGATAAAGAGAAAACTAAATTAGCGATTTCGCTAATTATCTTTCCGAGACATACTGTACAAATTTGACTAATACCTCGCATTACCCATGTAACAAAATAACTGCACATTCCAATAAGTGCAAGTAATTTGTGGTGGCATCCTCCCCTTGACAAACAGGAAATATGTGATAAAGTCGTAAGTTGATTGACATAACCGAATAACCTGCGACATTCGTTCGCGCCCCAATTGTATGCCATCGGCATCAGTGTGGGGCGTTTTCATTTAACTCGGAATACAAAGTTGCCATACATCATAGCCAAGAAAGACAAAGAATATTGCGTGTACAAAGAAGGGGATGATGGTAAGCCGATGGGAAAGTCCCACGGATGCCACCCTACGCATGATAAGGCTATGGCCCAAATGCGTGCTTTGTATTCCGCAGAGGGCAAGTCCTTTGAATTTTTTGGCGAAGAGATAAAGGCAACAAAGCGTCCAGACAGAGAATTCCTTGTAGTTGAGGAAGATGGCAAACAGCACTTACCAGTTTACAAAGATGGAAAACTCTCCCCCCGCCTCCTCGGGGCTGCCCATGCCGCATTGACGGTTGGGTATCGTGGAAACAAATATGCGGGGCCGGGGAAAGAGGAGGCTCTTTCAAAACTGAAACGCCTTTATAAAAAGGCAGGCTTGAAATGGCCGGAAAGCAAAGAGGGCGCAAAGAAAACCATCTCACTCTTTGACCTAGAGCAAAAAGTTCGTCAGTCTGTCAAGGACAAGATGATGGAAGCAACTGGGGCAGATGACGAATATGACATGCCCTATTGTCCGATAGATGTATTTGTTGACTTTGCCATTATCAAAGCACCAGTAGGACTCTATCAGGTTTCATACAGCATTGATGCCGAGACATACGAGATTACTTTAGGCGAACCCAATAAAGTCAAGATTGAATACATCCCAGATGATACGCCACCCGAGGATATGGGGGACGATGCAGACATGGAGGTGTATCACGAAATGATGAACAAAGACATTGATTTGTCTGTCAAGGCTTTAGGCGAGGACAGAATCGGCGGGTATGCAGTTCTGTGGGGAGATGAAAGCAGAAAAGACCTCACGGGTGAATTTTTTGATAAAGACACAGAGGAATTGACCACAATCTTTGATGCGGTAGGCAAGTTGCCATATCTTTATCATCATGGCCTAGATGAGACTATCAAGACGACCGTGGTTGGCATAGTAGATACATTAGTCAAGGATGATGTTGGACTGTGGTATGAAGTTCAACTGAAAAAGGCCAAAGATTATGCCGAGCATGTCAAGAAACTCGTTGAGGGTGGCGTCAAGAAACTCATAGCCGAAAAGCGCCTCAAGACATCAACGCAAACCTTCCCAGTGTCTCGCAGGGTTGAGGACAACGGAAGGATAGCACGCTGGCCGGTAGTTGAGATAACTGGCACGGTGACACCTGCTGAACACAGGTTGCAATCTGTGAATGTTCTAAAAACAGCGTATCAAGAAGTCGGGTGTACCGACTTTGAGTGTGTGTTAAAGAAGTTTGGCGTCCAAGACACCGATGTGGGTCAAGGGGCCGAGAAAGCCCGACTCTTAGCGGAAGTCGAACAAACCAGACTGGAAATGGAATTAGTCTAAATCAGGGAGTGAGAAAATGAAGGAAAAACTCGAAGCTCTCCGCGCATCCATTAAGGCGCTCTTGGACGATGCGGAAAAACTCATCGGTGAAAGCAAGTTCGATGAGGCTAAGGCCAAGCAGGAAGAGGCCAAGAAATTGAAGGTGCAAGCCGAAACCCTCAAGGCGCAAATTGAAGCCCGTGCGGACGAAGAGAAGACCGCGCAGGAAACCAAAGTTGCAGACCTTGAGAAGAAGAACGCAGAACTTGAGGCGAAGGCGAAAGAGCCTGTTCGTCCCCCTTTCGAGGACGGAACTAATGCCGAGGGCGAGGGTGATGGTCTGAAATCGTTTGTGACCCTCAAGTATGGCGAAACTGATGCAGCCACGAAAGCGGTTATCAGCGACCTCTACGGCTCGAAGTTCAACTACAATCAAGCACGCCACGATCAGATGGGTGCGTTTGTGAAGTATGTTCGCTTTGGCGAGAATCGCCTGAGTGCGACCGAGTCGGCGCTATTGCACGCCTCTGCGAAGAATATCATTCTCCGCCCCGATATGATTAAGGCGGAAATTGATGCTGGGCGCACTGTTGGCGAAATCAAGGCTACTCTTGAAGAGGCCTCCAACGACCTCGGCGGGTTCCTTGTGCCAGAGGACTATCGCACTGAAATCATCAAGCGGTTGATGGGTGTGACGGTGGTTCGCGGGCGTGCGCGTGTTGTGACGACCACGCGGGATGCCGTTGAGTGGCCGACTCTGGAAGGCGGGAACAATGTCTACACCTCGGCTGTGCGTGTGACGTGGGTTGACGAAACCCCTGCCAATGCCTCGGTTGCTGAAACCAACCCGACCTTTGGCATGAAGCGAATCCCCGTGCATACGGTGATGGCCCGCACTAACCTCTCCCAGAACCTGCTTGAAGACTCTGCGTTCAATCTGCTTGAAATTATGAGTGGGTTGTTTGCTGAGGCGATGGCAGTTGATGAGGATGCTCAATTTCTCACTGGCACTGGGGCTGGGCGGCCTTACGGTGTGTTGGGTGATCGTGCTAACGGCGCGCAGAACTCCCCTGTTACCGGCGTAACTGATGTGAATAGTGGTAATGCCTCTGCGGTGACGGCTGACGGGTTCATTGACCTTGTGTACTCCTTGCCCGCACAGTATCGCGCCAATGCTGTTCACGTTCTGGCGCGCACGACTCTTCGGGATACTCGCAAGTTGAAGGATGGCGATGGTCGGTATATCTGGGCGGCTGGATTGACAGCAGGCCAACCCCAGAGTCTTCTCGGATATGCGGCTTTCGAGTCCGAGAACATGGATGCTATCGCGGCCAATGCGTATGTGGACATCTTTGGCAGTTGGCGGGATGGATATATCATCGTTGACCGTGTGGGTATGACCGTGAAGCGTGTGGAGGACACCACGACTACTGGACAGAACCAAGTGGCTCTGTTTGCTCGGCGTCGGTTGGGTGGACAGGTTATCGCTCCGTGGGCATTCGCCGCACTCCAAATTTCCGCGTAATAGTGGAAAATAACTAACGAAACCGATGGGGAGGGCTATTTCTAGCCCTCCCCCAGGAGTAAAAGAAAATGCGCGGTGGCAATGGTTCTGTAATTCAGTATATCAACGCGCTTAGTCCCACAAACGTCAACTACGCTGGGTCAACTGGCGCATCTAACTTTGCCGGTTTTGAAACTGGCGAACTGATTGTGATTGGTTCTAGTGCGCCAAGTGCTGCTGGCTTTATCGTGGAGATGTTGCGTAGTGGGACAAGCGATGGTACGTTCTCTAGTTTCGGCGCATCCATTTCCTACAATAACCTAGTTCTCAAGGGGACTCGTGTGCGCTCATGGACTCTAGACTCTAGCGCGTGCTGGTACATGATCTCGTACAACAACAGCAACGGCGGGTCTACCGGCGCAACGGCAATCGAGGTTGTTCTGAAAGACGGGCGCAACGTCCCAATTGGACAGAATGGCAATACGACTGTCTTCTCTGACGTTCTCGGTGGGTAGGAGACAAAATGGATAATCTAAACGGTTCAGCAATAAAAATCTGGACAGCAGTTAGCGGCCTGCCCAACGGAAGTGGGTCAACCGGGGCGTCGAACTTCGCTGGGTATGATTTCGCAACCGTCATATTTTCTGCGGGAAGTATTGACGGCGGAATCAGCCTCAGCGTACAACGGTCTGGGACAAGCAATGGCACATTTGCAGGTTTCGGTGCATCGTTCCCCGAAATCCAGTCTGGTGCTTCTGGTTCAGGCATTACTTATGTGCGCTCGTTCACGCTTGACTCTTCGGCCACTTGGTACAGATTGGTGCGTGACCTTGACGGAACAACGCAGGGTGGAGGGGCAGTCCTCTTCATGTTGCAGGGTGCACGCAATGTCCCGATTACCCAAGACACTCGTAAGGCTGTCACGGTCTACAGCGATGTGTTGGGTGGCTAGGCGGATAGGAGACTAAACAAATGACAACGTATAGTGGGCGTCTTATCCGCGAACAGGGTGCAAGCGTTCTAACTGTTGCCAGTGGTGGAAGTATCAATGTTGATGCTGGCGGATTGTTGACTATCGCCTCTGGTGCGAATCTAAGCCTACCCAGTGGCGCGAATATCGCGGCTTCTGGTCTTCTGAACTTCAGCGGTGGCGTGACTTTCGGGCAAGCCTCACAGACTCAAGTTGCGGGTGGTGCAATCTTGCTTGCCGTTGGCGCATCTATGAATGTGAATGTTACTACCAACGATGCTGGAACTTTCAGGATCACGGATGGGACTCGTGCCCCAACTGTTGGTACAGGCCGGAATATCCCGACTCATGCTGCATCGCCGGGGTCAATCTTCTTGCGTTCTGATGGAAGTATGAGTGCTATGTACTGGAATGACTCTGATGGCACTTCTGGGAGTGTGTGGAAGACTGCGGCAAGTTCTTCAACTGGCGCACCGGGGTAATTCGGGGTTAGTCAAAAATCACGGGAAATGAAAGGGCGGGTATGGCGTCCCAAGCCGCCCGCCCTTTTCTTTTGGATTGAGAGGCAATTGAGTGGCTTACGGTGGTGTCTACTTTGAACTTTTCGCATCTGGGTCTACGGCTACCAGTGCCGCCACAGCGCATTCATTGTTCGGCGCGAATGGTGGATTGAGTCTTCTGAATCAACAAGACGTAGTGTTTGTCCAGATTGTACCGACGGGCGCAGATGCAAGGGTGTGGAATTCAACGGTAACTAATGGTACTGGCTTGCGACTCTCTGATGCAGGCAGTGTAT